TTTATTTGTTATCACTTGAGATAATTCCATTGTTGGATGATGTTGAAATAAATGGTGTGAAAGTACAACGTGATATAAAACGTGTGTCACGTACGCTTGAAACATTTGTTGTGGATGCTTGTGACTTACTTGAAAAACAAGATACAAAGAATGAAATCCATGACAAGCTGGTGACAAACTTTGGAAAGATAATGGATAGTTTAACCGAAGAAAATATTGTAAATCTGTGATTTATTTATTATTGTTTATTTATTTATTCCAACCCACATCATCACCTGATGGTGTGGTAAGGAGTAACACATTGGTTGATGCAGTCATATATGTTGAATCACGCAATAATCCATATGCTTGGAACAAACGTGAAGATGCTTGTGGTGTTTTGCAGATTAGACCGATAATGATAAACGATGTGAACCGCATTTTAAAACAAAATCAATACACCTTAAATGACCGATGGAGCAAAACAAAATCCATTGAGATATTTAACATCATAAAAGAACACTATTCGCCAAATGGAACACCTGAACGCATTGCACGTATTTGGAATGGTGGACCAAATGGATACAAGAAACAACAAACACTTGCCTATTGGCATAAAGTAAAACAACAATTATGAAATACAAATATTACATCCTAACACTTGGATTTGCATTGATTGTTGCATCATTAATGATCAACGATTTAACACGCATGAAAAATATTGAACCGCCTATCCTAACCAATACCGATACAATCTATCTACAATTAGATAGCTTGGAAAAACAATCCGATACAATCAAACTTTATTATGAACGCAAAACTGCTAATTATCATATCCTTCCTTCTTCTGAACGCATTCGCTTATTCACAAAACGCATTAATCGATGAAACGACTGGTGATACTTTGGTTACTATTACCATTAGTCAAATGGATGATATTTATGTTGAACTTATTCAAAAAGATTCTCTTGTTGCTCAAGCGAAAATAAACGCGTTTAAAGAACTTAAATACACCCAATTGATAGATAGTACAAGAACAAACTTTCAACGCACTCAACACGCTTTAAATGACCTTAAACAACGTTATGATGTTGTGTTGACCAGCAACCAAAGACAAAAAACTAAACTTAAACGCACACGCCAATCACTTTTGATTGCACTTGGTGTTATTGCTTTGCAAATTATTTTAAAATAAGTGAGTAAACCTCGCCACCTGACCATGCTCTTTGTGGTGTAGAAATCCTTCGATTGCTTTTGGTGAATGCTGGTATCCATTCCGATGATGCCATGAATCCGTTCCACTTGGTGAACGTAATGATTCAATTGTGATACCTTGATAATCTTTGCTTGTTTTATGATGCACGTGGTGTGTGTAAATATACCTATGCTTTGTGTTTGCCCAATATTCTTTTGCTTCAACTGCCATGAGCAATGGAAGGTCATTCATTTTTGCACCATCACCATGTGTTGTGCCTATAAGATTTTGACCATACTTGTACATCTTACGATGTGCAATCGAGCAATCAAAGGTCATGTTCTTGTTATTTCTAAACCACGTTTGAATTACATCCGCTAAAAAAAACCCACTTTGATAGTCATGGTTGGATGGATTAAATGTGAAGTGAACATCCGCCAATGGAAGTAACATCTCAAGAACATCAACATAAACTTGTTTTGCTTTTAAAAAGTTTGAATAAAACATCCCATCCGTATCTTGATTTGTTCCTGAACTTGTTTGTCTTTTGGGTGAATCGATGTGTAGTATATCATTCCCACCAATAAAAAGTATTTGGTCTATATTATAACCACGTGACTTGTCAATGATGCCTTGAACACCTTCCTTCACACGTTGAACTGCAATATTTGTGTTGTAGTCCTCACCAGTTTCAAATGCTTCACAAAGTTTGCCAATGTGAACATCAGCTGGATCAACAACCAGCAAATGACCATCTTGTATTTTGGTTCTTGTCAATGGTGGATAGATTGGTGCATAATCTTTTAAGTCATTGATTAGTTGTTCACGAATTTTGTCATAATCAACTGCACCTTCAAAGTCAGGATTCTTGAAAAATAAACTTGTATCTTTGGTCTTAACCCAACCATGTTTTACGTTGTGAGTTGGCACACCAGCCACTTCACAATAGTTGTCAATCTTGGATTTTAAATTTAAGAAGTATTTTTTGACTGATGCTGGTGCTTTGCCAGTTAAGTCACCTATACGTTTGTAATATTGAACTCTTTGTTCACTATCAAATTGCGGATACTTGTTAAAAATATCAATCCATTCATCCGAATAAATCCTTTTCATTTTGTACATTATATGATGGACATGCCTTGTTTGAAAACTCGTTATGTCCATGTATTGACACATCAGGATAGCAACCTTTTAACTTTTTTACAAGTCTAATTATTGAATCCTTTTGTGCTTTTGTTCTTGTGTCTTTTGGTGTTACTCCATCAGCTTCCACACCACCAACATATGCAATCCCTATTGAATATTTATTTTGCCCTTTGCAATGCGCACCAATCAATTCAATTGGTCGACCAGCATTTATGTTGCCTTTTATATCAATCACATAATGATAACCAATATCAGACCACCCACGATTTAAGTGCCATCTTCGTATTGTATCAACGCTGATGTCATCTCCTTCACGTGTTGCAGTGCAATGAATAATTATCTTATGGATTGCCCTCATAGTTGTTTTTTAACATCCTTGATCTTGGAAATCATTTGCTTGAATTTATCTATAAACGAATACCCTTTGACCGCAATGAATGATTCATCCATTGACTTAACTTCAATGCTTATCAAAGTTAATGCAGTAATTTTAGTTGCAAGAAACTCAACATCCACAACGCTTTTTGTTAGTTCATTTATGATAAACACATCCGAACCATACACCATCATAATGGTTGTGATGTATGATATAAGTTTTGGAACAAGTCCGTTCCTAAATATTTTTGATGTGATTTTTTCATTCAGTTGTTTGGCTTTCCAAACACCAAATCCAGTGTCAATAATTGTGCTTAAACTAATTAAAATTATAAGCGGTTTGATTGGTGCAAAAAATAATATTATTACTTTCAATATTGATATTAAATATGTTTTCATTCTTCTTCAGTTTGACAATAGGGTGATTCAGGATTGACCTCACAAAATGACTTGAGATATAATTCAGCACATCCAGCAAATATATGAATGCCATCAGGATTTGGATAAACCTCATATTGAACCAAGTTTCCAAGATCAACATTCCAAAGAATATCAACCGCATATTTGGTTGATAGGTCAGTGCATTCCCCTTCTTCGTTGTATGCAAAACATATGTTGCCAATCTCGTGAATTGCTGCAACCTCTGCAATCAATATTTTTTCGCCTTCCTCAACTTCTTTGTATAGTGTTTCTCGAATGGTCAACCATTCTTCCTCATTTGTAAATTCGTATTTTTTAAATATCATTATATCGTTGTTAATTCTTCAAGTTCTGTGTCGGTTAATGCTTGGTTAAAATAAATCAGTTGTTTGCATTTGCCAAAGAAATTGTTTACATTATTACCATTATGTGTTGCGATATTGGTAAACGTACCAACCGCAACAACTGAACCGCTTAATTGTTCTGCTACTTTTTCACCATTAATGTAAGCGGAGAAATCATTTTCTTTGTATTTTAACGCAAATTTATTAGTTTGTTGTTGCGTTACATTTATATTTTGTAAGAATACATTGCCCGAAATAGTTCGATATAAAAAAGAAATTTGGTCGCTTCCGAAATAAGCTATTTGTACTCTATTCAAATGTCCGTTTGTACTTATTCCGTCATAAATGCTTATTGACCTATTTTGTGTATCAAAACCTAATGATTTTATTTCTAAAAATAAAACACCCTCTTGGCTATTAATTAATGAAGATAATCCGCTTTTTTCGCTTACATCCGCCACCCTCGTCACACTCGTTCCGCTTGTTGGTATGTAGGAAGTTGGATAGTTGCCTTGTTCAAGTTGAAAACCCCACACATAAATATTTTTGCTTGAATTTCCTTGATAAATTGGTTGTGCAAAACTATTATAGTTTGGTGTAGGGGAATCACTTAACCCGATAACTGGATATGCAGTACTTGCACTACTATTTTGCATTGAAATAACAAGTCTAAACCATCCATCATTGTATTCAGTAAAATAATAACTTTCATTTATTGGTGTAACATTATAATGAACATCCGTTACAGATTTTGTCACAAAATCAAATATAATTCCATATCTAACTGAACCCAACACTAAGTGAAAAAAAGCATATCTCTGAGTGCCTTGTTTTACAAATCCACTATATGTGTATTGACTTGAAGACGAAAGACCATAAGCGGGTACAAACGCTAAATGGTTACTATTATCATTTGTTTCTGATATTAGTGTTGCTTCTTGTATATTTTGTGGTGAAGTACCTTGATTCAACAATCTTGTAACACCTTGAAGTGTCCAATTAGATATGGTATTACCATTGTCAACCAAATTTGTCCTTTGTGGTTCAAGCAATAAAGTTGGGCAACTTGCACCGCCACTATAATCTAATCGAGGAATGTCAAGTCTGTCCGTTGTTTTTATGTAGGTTTTTTCAGTTTCCCCTAAAACAATTTGAGCACCCCATAAATAAATATCAGTTGTTGTAGTATCTGTATTTTGAAATAAACCTATAATGACATTAACTGTAACTGCTGGGTCTCGCATTTCTACAACTCTCGAAAACTTTTGCCATTCATTAGTTGCTGTAAAAGCTCCTCCAGTTATACCAGTTGCATTTCTTGCTATTATTTTAAAACTTTCATCGCTACCACTTGCCGACTTCGCCCATACCGAAATAGTAAATCTTTGCAAATCTCCAAAAAGAACATCTTGTCTAACGCCAACTCGATTGGGACTTCCAGTTGCTACTTGGTCGCATTGTATTCTATCAGCAGTTAACGTACCTATTGGGCTTTCTGCTACATCAGTAGTTACTGTTACTGGCAAAGCTGCACCTTGTCGCCAAGTACCCCAACTCGAAAAATCCTCAGAATAAGTTAATTTATTCCAAGGCACTTCCTCAATGTATCCATCAGCATTCACCCTTGTGCCAGTTGATGCTCTTGTGAATGTAAAATCCCCCTCACCATTTCTTGGTTTGACTGAATACAATTTGTCCTCTTTGTATCCGCTTGGTATCATTACTAATGATGATTTGTCTAATATACTCATATTGCTTCCCTCACTGAATATTCCATGATCACCCTCGCACATTGTGATGTGCTATCAAACAAAATTTCTTGATTGGACAAATATATTTGCTGGATTGTTTTGCCACCACTCACACCTTTATAACGATTCAAAATCAAATCAATTTGGTCAGCAATATTTGCAGCTTCAGCAAATCCGCCATTCCCATCTTTGACTTTACTTGCAAAAATATTAATCTCAACATCGTGATTGATAATTGAATAACCATCTTTGAAGTTTTCAGGTGTTGATTGTTCGCTTATTATTATTCTTGGAAATAAATTTTCTTGTGGTGATATACCATAATTTAGTTGCTCAACTAAACTTGTTATTGATGAAACATTAAGTAGTTGATAAATTGCACCGCCTATCATTAACGCAAAAATGACACATCACTTGTACTTATTTGTGTAAACTTTTTTACTTTGTTTTGCAGTTTTCGATGCATTGCATGAACGACACAATGCTTGAAAGTTGTTTTCATCCCATTTATCACCACCATCAGACACTGGAACAATGTGGTCAGTGTAGTATGATGATTGATGACAATTCACAACCTCACACACTGGATGTTGCATCTTATATGCAAGTGACAATTTTCGCCAACGTGATGTGTTGTAAAACTTCAAATCACTTTGGTCCTTCAACCA